CATCTGGTAAATCCTGACATCCCATGGGTTGCTCCCACGCAGGTCTTTTGTTTCTTTGCATTAATATCTTGTTATTGTTGCACACACCCGGAACTCCGGTAATAGCTGGAGCACTGTAGTTAGTGTCATATTTACAACACGCAGGTGTCTCCGGACATGTTTTTATTGTGACTTCTTCTCCGTCTTGGTAAGGACATGGAGCACCACCATTTGCTGCCGGATACACTACTTTATATCTAGCTTTAATATCTTTTGAAGGTTCTCCACAACGCGTTGAGCATACCAAATCGGACGGTTCAGCATCAATATATCCGTTACACGGAGTCATACCTTGACTCGAGAGTGGTGGTTTTGGGGCGGCGTTTACACAACTGGCAGGATTTAGGAAACAGAATGCAGCCGCACCTAAACCGACTCCGCCGATGGCCGTAAGCACATCATTAAGAGGATTTTCTTCTTCACAATCTTCTGTTTTCGGACACGTCGCGGGGTCAGGGCACGGTAGATAGTTTTTACCATCATTATTCATTTGAGTCCAAGTTTGCTCGTCACCACCATTGTATCCACATCCCGTTGGGCATGTGATGTTCGGTTTACAATCACCAACGCAGTCCACTGTTTTCTGGCACGAATACGTCGGGGCCGGTCCTGTTGGACACGCGGTGCCGTAGCCTTTTTCATCTTGTTGTTTGTTTATTTGAAGCGTTTTTGAAGGGGTCGACGCATTTAAGCCACAGTAAGCGGGGTCGTTTGTAGGGGGGCAGTCAGCAGTAGAACCAACCCACTCATACTCACAGTTTTGGCAGGACTCTGTCATCGTGAGCTTATTTCCATGTACTTCGTCCGGGTCCTCCTTGCACGGTTCGTTCGTTTTTGTTCGAGACAATCCAATTTTGTAGTTTCCGCTATTGCCATCAAATACACACGTAGCACCCTCAGCCACTTCCCAATCACTGTATGTACAGCATGGTAACATGTCCGGACACGGTGTCGTTGTGGGACACTCTTCATAGACTTTACCAGGAATTCTATACTCCTCTTGTGGTGTTTCTGTGAATGTGCTTATGTCTCCACCTTCGTATCCACATCCTGTTGGACACGCACTCCATGTACCTTTGCACTCCAGTTTACCAGTACCTTCACAGGGGTACGTAGGTGCAGGAGGGGCATCTGGGTCTGTTGGACACGTTCCAGTACCAGTGGCAACTGTCGTTGTGACCCAGGTCTGTGACGGTGTGCTGTACGGTTCACCGGGGTCACTTGGGCATGGAGGACTCACCCATTCACCTTGACACGGTGCGCACGAGCGCGTAAATTCCAGTTCTGAATCTGGTTTGGCTTCACATGCACCCGTTGACGTCTTTTGACGGATATATTTTTGCTCGTATGTGTTTGTCTCCGCGTCAACAAGTGTGCACACGCCCGACACATGTCCATTTTGCACAGCCTCTTCTTCAGTTTCGTAGACACAGCAATCTATAGCCTTGTCACAATCGTATGTAGGTACTGAACACATTTGGTTTTCATCATTCCACGTGCACCACTCCTCACACGCTTCTTTAGTTGTGTGCGTATCACATGAAGTAGTAGTAGGACACACACCCGTCCCATACGCCGGTGTTGTCGTCGTCCACGTCTTCGTCTGTGTAGATTCATCTGTATCACACACCTCTGGGCATGGTGCACTCTCCCAAGTACCTTCACACGGTGCACATTTCACTGTGACATCGATGTAGTCGACATCGGATTCACACGGTGCGTTTATTTTTTGTTTTCTGTACACCTGAGAATACGTTTCAGTCGTTTCATCAAAAGTACAGACACCCTCAGCTTGGGCGTAGCCACCAGTTGGTTCTGGTTTCGTACATGCCTGTGTTGTTGCATCCCAGACACACGGGGAGGCACACTCCTCTTGTGTCGTAATCGCAGCACACGCATCGATACACGCACCGTTGTTCCACGAACACGGGGGTAAGCACTCACCCTCTGTTGCATAACTAGAACAGGCCATCTCCTGAAACTCACAACACGGGAGGTTTGATTCATACTCTTCGAAATCTGGGCCAATGCACGGGGCGTTGCTTTTATCTTTACGATACAGCTGGACATCTGATGTGTACTGTCCACATGTTCCATGTTTATATGGCGTGCTGTTGTACTCACAGCAGGGCGTTGTCTTTTCACATGAAATTGTGTCTGGACATTTTAAAAATGTCAAATTTGAGTCCTCGTTTGTTTGTTTCCAGGTGAATGTGGATGCCGGAGTACCACAGTCTTCCGTCGGGGTAGGACAACTAGCACCACTTTCCGTGTACTGTGTATCATCACCAGGTAACGAACTTTCATAGTAGCCTTCACACGGACAGTCTTCTGTCTTTTCACATTCAATAGTTTGGGATGCTTCTGGGCACGCCTTACCCGTCAGGAGTGGTTCGACATCAGAACTCCATGTACGTGTGATGGATTGTTTAGGGTGCCCACACCCCGTTGGGCACACAAATTCATCATCGGGGATGTCGTATTTCCCAACACAGTCTCGACATTCGTCATATTTGAAGGCAAAGTCATCGGGACACGCAGATGTGATTGTCTGTTCGTACTTTTGAAACCCAGGCTGATGGTCACCACAACCATCGACTTCGGCCCAGTCTTCGGTCTGGTAGCAGCACAACTCCTGTCCTTCAGTCTGTTCACCCTCACACGCTCCTGGCTTATTTTCTTTCAACACTCTCTTTGTGGCGATGACTCCACTGCTTGGACATGTGTCTGATACCCTCTTCCAATCTTCTATGATTTCACAACACGGTGTGATGGCACCTTCACACGTTTGTGTCTCGACAAACCCATCTGGGTGTGGACACGCCAGACCACCATCCACTGCGGGGTTTGTTATTTTATATGTTCTTGATATTTTTGGTACTTCTCCACATGGTCCTTCACATGGGGACCATTGGGAAAACTCACCCTGACAGTCTTTTACAAAAACTTCGGGTCGAGTGGTTGAGTATACCGCCATGACCACGGCGACGACGACCACGATTCCTATCAGAATCATGATACCTGTCGAGAGGTCTTCGGTCCCCACATTCCCCGCATTCACTGAAGACATACTAGTATAAAATATGAAAAAAATTATACACGGTTATATCAGATGGTACCCGTCGTGAATTATGAACGCATGGAACGCCTCGCGCCTGAAGGTGACGGTGGGATAGAAATGAACATGAATACGATTTCAATTTTTATTATAATCATCGGTGTTCTGCTATTGTACAAGCGCTACGTCGACACTAATCGTAATCGTCAACGATGGCATACTTAATACACTCTTCAGGTGAAAGGTAAATGTCTCGCTTCATCAATTTTTTCAACTTTTTCTCTGGAATCTTCGTCATGGACGTATAGGTGTTATTAATCATGTCCATCAGTTTTGTACAGGAACGCATTTCATCCTTCATCTCTTCAAACTTTCCCCAAAACCCACCTGTAGACAACTGGTGAATGAGAACATGGGCGTTACGACCTACCTTTCTTTCTTTGCCACCGAGAAGCATAAACGTTGCTGCAGAACAGCAAGACCCCTGTGCGACGGTTATGGTGTGAACACGACTCTTTTGAATCACATTCATTGCGGTAAATCCGGAAAACAGGTCACCACCATCGCTCATGATGTTGACGCGAATCGTTGGGACGTAGCCTATCAGGTCACTGGACATTTTCAACAACCACGATTCCAACTTTCGAAACTTTTCGGTGAATTCCAAAATATTTTCTGGGGTGATGTCTCCGTAATAGAAAATTTCATTACCTATGACTTTTGTGACTTCCAAGACTTCTTCATCATCTTCAGTCTCCTTGTTCGAGTAGTGCATTCTTCAGTTTCTTCTTAATAGTATTGACGTCCCTTGGTTTTAATTTATTTCCAACACATAAATGATTAATGGTATCAAAATCTTGGGGAGTGATGTCGTAGCACAACATAGGCTCAATGTACCCAAAACCCGCATATTTTTGTAATACACAAAGGGCTTCGTGTGACATGTGCAAGTTTCGTATTTGTATATTCTTTAATTTTTTCATACGCATGTTTCGATTTCCATTTTTTGTCCAACACGACCCTGGGCGGATGTTTTTCTCAACAAGGGGGGCATTCATGTAATACCTCGGAATCGCGACTGCGGTGTGACCGAAAAAGGGCATCATGTTCCAATCAGAACAGTCGTTGGAGTACATGGCACAGTCGAACATGTCCGCGTCTGAAAACGCCTGCGCTATTTTCGCATACACACACTTTTTTGAATCCAAATAATTTTCTTGGAAAATAGACCACATGTGTCCATGTTCATACAGTTTATCGGCATTGAATGTATATGAGGGGTCACATAAAATTTGATAAATAACCTCTTTTGGATTTTCAAAAACATCTTTTGTGTCTGAACCAGACAGGTAATGCATGTAGTCTCTGATGTTTCCTCGACACCGAACGGCCGCCTGTTCATCGTACTTGTCCAAACACACACGACGCAACGTGTCTGGTCCATGTCGCGGAATTTCAACAACTGTAAATCCTGGATACAAACAAAAATGTGTCGATAACACAACTAACGAACCATTGGTGAGACGGTCACCGTCGGATACTTTTTCAACGAGACCCTTCAAGGTGAGATTATCTGGTTCATAATCTTCAATGAACAAGTGTTTGCTCGACCCTTGTATAAGTTGGGAAAACAAACTCTTTGCACGTAAAAGGTCTGGGGTGAGTTCTACACTATTTGTTTCATCCAGTACGTGTTCACGTATGTACGTCTTACCACTCCCACACGCACCGTAAATGAACACGTTGGTGTTTTCCATAAGACACTGTCGTATATGTTCTATGCGTTCGACATGAATATTTGTGGCGTCAGGGGGTTTCTTTTTTTGTGGAGTAATTTTAATAAACTTATCCATGACTGATGCTGATAAAGATTTAACAGACCAAGCCTTGGAAGTCTTAGATGAAAAGGTGATTAGTCCTTTAAAAAAGAAAATGTTCCCATATCTATGCGCGGTCGGGGTTTTTAATGTACTCATTCTTGTGTTGTTAATTTTTATTGTGTGGCGGGGGGTTCCTCAACGGCAACTTCCATGAGTTCCGCTCTTTTTTTCAACTCTTCCTCAAGTTTTTGATTCTTCTTGGACACTTGTGTTTTCCCACGCAACTCTTCCAATTCTTTTTTAGTTTCATCTTGTTGTCTTTGTGCGATGGTGTCCGCCACTTTTTTGAAAAACTTTTTCGGTGGTGGCACATCGGTGCCTTGGATTTTTTTAAGGTCGGTGAGAAGTTCTTCTTTACTTTTATCTGAACTGATTAATCCTTTCATTTTAGAGACGACTGAATTTTCCAACACGGCACTAAATGTTTGAATCGGATTGATGTGAATAATTTCAGGTTTGGTGAGTGCATCATCTGATGGGAACTCCTTCTCAAAGAGGTCGATGATTGGTGCGGGTATAGATGGACTTTGTTCAATCAACGTGTCGTACTCCCCCTTCATCAGTTCAACCATGTCCGCGCCATCGCGAGACCTGTCCACGAGAGGCAAGGCCAGCTCCAAACGCACCACGCGAGAAAACTTTCCAAACTGCATCGCCGCCACCCGATGGGCTTCCATCAACTCACTCACCTTGAGGAATTGAGAAATTGTCGCGATGAGACCTGCGATGAGGTTCAACCCACCAATACTCGGCGCCACGTACGGTTGGAGTCCAGGGGGAAACTGTTCTTGTGCAAAGTTTGCCGTACCCGTGATTGTTGATAGCACAATGACGGGTAATGTATAACGCATATTGGATTTTCTGTATTTCAAAAAGGCTTGATAGTGCATCCAACGGTAGCATGCCGCACTCTCACCCCACCCCCTCAAAATACTCTCCTGTTGGGGGTGCCAAATTTTAGGCAATTTTTTATCTTTTTCCATCTTAGAATAAGATGAATATAATTTTCACACTTCACGCACTTTTGTTATTATTTCTCATCATCATTCCATTCGTCAATAACGAGCGTCTTTTACACACCTACTCCATCCTCATCCCATTCATCTTTTACCACTGGAGCGTGAACGACGACACGTGTGCCATGACCCAGTTGGAAACGTACATGACTGGCAAAAACAAAGATGAAACATTTTTCCACCGCCTGGTGTCTCCGGTGTACAAGATGGATGACACCGCAGCAAACAATCTACTGAAGAGTGTGCTCTTTTTCCTTTGGATGTTTGTGCAGTACAGGTTAGAAAGGTTTAAAGTTGTTCATGATGACTTTCGTCGTATTATAGAATCAAGAAGAGCTAGGTAATTTCCAAAAAGGGCTATATTTTTCAACACATCCTCCAACTCCATGATATATTATTCTGAGATTATAGTAAGAAGGATGCCCCCTCGTCTGCGCGTGCGTACGAACAGAAATGGAGAGCCCTACAGAAGCCCAACACCAAACAGGCCAGAAGAGGACCCATTTATCATCAGTCCAGAAACGAGACGACAAAAAGCTCGTCAAGAACAGCATTTAGAAGAACAGAAAAAAGCAAACGAACGCGCGAAGAGGTATGCCAAAAGAATGAAGAATTTTCAAAACAACACAGTCAATCACTTACAAACAAACGCACCAAATTTCAAAAATAAATTACGAAACATGAACAACCCCACATACTTGTTCAGTGATGCAATGAATAATAAAAATGGAAAGATACGTCACGTGTACCCTCGAGACTATCTCAACAAACTGTTCAAAAATAAAACCATCCATCGTGGACCACACACAGGGGTCCCACCCAACTGACCCATCAATGATGCGAAACTATGAAGGTGTCAATACTATTAACAAACGACAACATGAAATATATCAACGTTCTAAAAAAATCATGATACAGGTGTATGGAAGAGAAGGGTATTTTAACACAAATCTACAAACTCTTCACGCCACGGATAAATTAAAACCTCACCACCGATATTTTACAGTCATGATACATGAATTATTCAAAACATATAAAAAATTTATATACGACTTTCTACCTGTGCGCAAAAATGCGCGTCTACCAGAATGGTATACACTGTCAGCCACTGAAATTGAAAAAATCCGAGACATTTTGAAAATCATAAAGGACCACAAGAATCAAAAAGAATTAATTGTGGTGGTGTTCGCATTCAAAATTATTCATATTTTGTATCAAAACCACAATGGGTATCCTCCTCAAGAAGTGAAAGAAATCATAAACAGACATAAAGAATTTTTCAACCAATTTAAAAACTTGTTGAACCTTTAAAGTAAATGCGCAAAATCCTCGCCATCGATATTGGCTACTTTAACATGGGTCTTGTTTTCGCGGAGTGTGACAAAGTGGACATTCGCCCAGTGTTTATGAAAAAGGTAAGTTTGGAGGATTACAAATACATCTTTAGTAATGACATCGTTGACCTAGTGCCGTTGATGGTGAATGAGTACAAGGTGTGGTTTGACAGTGCTGAACATATCCTCATAGAAAGACAACCTCCCGGGGGATTTCAAAACATTGAAGTCCTGTTACATTACATGTTCAAAGACAAAGTGACCTTAGTGAACCCAGTGTCTTTGCACGTACACTTTGGTATCAGACACCTGACATACGAGGAGCGCAAGGAGAGAACCACGAGTATCGCGGAAAAGTATCTCCCAGAGGGTGAAGAGATACCCTATGAGAGGAAGCACGATATTGGTGATGCCCTATGTATGATTGTGTATTTTAACTTTCGAACGACTGTACATTTTTTTGATACATTTAGATTGCATTCTTAATATTTTTACAAAGTTCAGCCTTCTTTTTTCTGTTTGTGGGAACGTCTAACGCACCCGCCATGTTTTGCATATTCTTCTTTTTGAGACGACACACTCGACGCTTCACACTGGTTTCCCATTCTTTGATGAGACGTTCGACGTCACTCCACTTTCCGTCTCGACGCGCCTTGACAATCTTCCCCAACTGTTTGAAATCCGTCGGCGTGTACGTGGCTTGTCGCATCACCTTTTCCAACACACGTTTGTACTTTTCTTCGGCGATTTGTTTACGAACACCTGCACCACCCATCGTGCCACGGGTGTTGAGTTGACGCATCATGGCACGCCTGTTGGCGTTCGTTTCAGCATTCGCGAGTCGCTTGTTTCGCGCACGTTTCTCATTCGCTTCAAGACGCTTCCGTTGGGCAATTCGCATTTCTTCTCTCGTCATACCCGCCGTGTTTTGTGCTTTGAGACGCTTCATGATTCTTTGAACCATGCGTTCCACGTCTTGTTTGTTTGCGCGGTTTTTCAACAATTGTTGCCCCCTTTCTTTCATGATACGCTCCGCCTCAGCTGCAGCTGCAGCTTCTCTTCGTCTTTTCGCAGCTTGGTTGGCGCGTTGCAATAGTTCTTGGGCAGTGTTTGCCCGTTTTCTTTTCTCCACCATATACTATACATGAAGAATAAAAACAAAACTCGACTCATGTATGGAGCTATCATTGCACTCATCCTGGCCCTGGCGTACCTGTGGTATAACCCACGTGAAGTGGAAGTAGAAGTGCCGGTGGAGGTGGAGGTCCCCGTCCCTGTGGCTGTGGACCCACCCAGACGCGCTCCAGAGTACAGAGGACCGCCCATTAAAAAGTACAAACCTGGGTACATGCAACAGATGGGGTTATTGGTGAATGACAACAATGAAACCTTGCCATTGTACGGCAAAGAAGCATCGGGCTACAGAGACAGGTACAACTATTACACGACGACGAGTGGTGAACAAATGTACCCAGTCCCAGTGACCCACGATGGTCGTGAGTGTACGGAAGACATTGGATGTCCTGAATTTTATGGTAATGAAAGTGTTGATGTTCTCGGAAAAGATGGAAGTTACAACGTCAAGATGTACCGGACTGATGATTTTTTCTAATGCTATCAAATTCTAATGCGGTGAGACCAATACTTTTCCCATAGCGTGTCTTTATACCCAACAACTCTAAAACATCCTCATCGTACAGATTGCTAAAGAATTCCCTTTTCGCCTCCATATCACTGAGTTGAGCACCCTTCTCTTTCATCGCCTGCACATACGGCCAGGTGTGTTTCCGGAGATAGTGGACCTCCTCCCTCAACTGCACGAGTTCAGGGAGTATGACATCTCTAATTATTTTTTGCAATTCCTCAACTGTTGCGTCGCGCCACATGACATTACTTATAAACAGTCTGTCATCTTTAATGAAATCACATAGGTCAATATGTATGTCACCGATACACAAAACATATAATAATCACGAAACATGATTGCATAGACATTGACCATGATACTGTACAACAAATGAATAAAAGTCACCACTGGTGTTTTTGCACTCAAGACAGCCAACGCAAACGTCAAGTTTGTGAGAGGGGCTGCGACAAACACAAAGGTGTGTGAAAATGCGAGAATTGTAAGAAAGTGGCAGATGAACAAAAATGATAGGAAAGACCACATTCTTTTTTCCCACACCTTTGAGGGTGTGAATTCTATCACAGTCATGTCTTCTTCATACGCGTGACCAAGACATACTGATTTATCTGGATGTGTCACCACATGCCATACATGACCCATAAGGTATTAGGGGGTGATAAACTTTATTTTAAATTTTTTAGATATAAACTGTTTCGCATCGGACAGTGATGGGTAGGACCAGAGGAGCCACCGTGACCAGAACCCAGCGGTACCAACACCCGCGGCAGTCCACAACTCTTTACGGCTCGAGTCAACCTCCAACATACCACGCTGAATGGCTCGCCTCCTTTTCTCCTTCATGAGAGATGGGGGTATTCTTCCACCGTGACGCAACACATAGAGTCGCATGCGTTCAGGTGTTTTGTGCAAGGTGTAGTCCGAATACCCTTTTCCACCAAAGTCCACATACCTTCCAGTGCTAAAGATGACCCTAAATTTATGTTTAGGACTGGGAGACTTGATGAGTCTGACCTCAATCATATTCTTATTCTAAAAATATATTTTTTTTATTTACATCATACACTTGGCACAATACTTTTCAACTTTTTGCACTCTCTTGTAAATGTAAAGCGCGACAAGGGCGAGGAGCGCGGCCGAGTACGCGGCGGCATTCAAACTTTTACGCATGAAGAACAACACGAGAACGATGGTGGCCATCAACAACTCTTCCATCGTCGGCATGAAGAAACGCGCGCTGAGGTCCGGGGTGTCATCAGTCGGTTCGGGGGCGGTGTACATAGAACGTTTGTATCCGGGCATTTTTAATATCTACGTAGAAATTAATGTTATGGTTTCTCCTTGGCGTCCCCGCCGCCCTGGTGACTTGGGATTTTTGTAAACCACCGATGGACAAACTGTATTTTCAAAACCCCTGGCGCCCCCTCGTGGGCATGCGAAACACCCTTGTTGACCTGTTCTTTGGGAGAGCAGACTACTACCCCTTTGACCTATGGGAGATTGGGTACAACTTTGGAAAGATACGACGGTATTTCTTTGAAACCGAATACATGGCGACGCGACACTATTTTCATGACATGGACCCCTGGTTTAGCAAAAACGACAAGTATTATTATTACAAAGTTCGTGACTTTCCATACATACAATCTATTATTAACAACATCCCCTCGGTGGATAAAGACACAGGGGTCATCGCCGTGATAGACGGACCTCTGGTCATCCCACCACACAGGGCAGAGAGTAATTTACAGCTGCGGTATCACATGACCTTGGAAGGTGATGGTGACTGCACACTTCACCTATGGGACAAAAAACACGTACACAAAACAGGGGAGGAATTCATGTTTGACCACGCTCGATATCATAGCGTAGAAAAGTTAGGTTCCTCGCGACGCGTGACGTTAATTTTGGATGTAAATCGCTTCTGATGGGCTTCGGAGCTTCCAGGAACACACACTCCCCAGCCTCATTCCATGCGGGTATCAACAACGTCTCTTTAAATCTGGGAGCTTGCTCCTCCTCCCGTTCACCAAACAAAAACCAACTCAACATACTTTTTACATACATTTTTGATGTGCATCTAAAAAGTACGGTTTCTCCCTCCGTGGGTTTCGATCCCACTACCTTGCAGTTAACAGCCGCACGCTCTTCCGATTGAGCTAGGAGGGAAGAGGTATCCACTCACCCGGATTCGAACCAGGGACCCACTGATGACAGTAGTTGTTTCAGAACACGCAGTATGTTCTACAGTCAGTTGCTCTCCCGACTGAGCTATGAGTGGCTACAATTATATAACAACTTATTTCTTTAACTTAATATATATGATAGTATTCATTGTCACTTTTTTGATTGTGTTGTATTTCATCATCATCAGAGAGGACACGAGTTCGTATCAGTACAGGGCGTATCTGCTGACGATTCCAGATGCCGTCCAGAGACGACGAGTGTTTTTCAATAATCACGACAACTCGCGAGTCCCCGTGGAAATGGTCTACGGCGATGACACACGAAACATCGCGAACGCTCGTAAATATGAACATGTCATCGAACCCGACTATTTTGAAAAAGCTGTGGAGATGTATTACGACGAGACTGCCCAACGTCCCACGATGAGTCACTTTAATGTGGGTGCCATCGGATGTTATTTTGGACACATGCAGATACTCGATAAAGCCATCAAAGATGGAGTCAAGTACGCACTGATTTTTGAAGACAACGTCGTCGTCAAATCTCCAAAACTGTATGATGAAGTTGAACGGGTTATTAAAGAACGAGGGGATACCTTTGAGGCGTGTTTTTTCCACTGCCTGTCCCACCTCCCTGACCCCACTGAAGATGAAAAGGTGTTGTGGATTGCGAGCACAAAGTGTTACCTCGTGCACGTACCAAACATGAAACGGTATTTGCCGTCATTTGTTCCAATGGACAATCACGTAGACTTGAAATTTGAAGACGTCATCGCAAAAGGTGCGCGCGTGTACTACCGTGACCTGCGCAAGTATGTGCGCATCGACCGCTCACACAAATCAACCATTGGACACAGGGGTGAAGAGGAAAACTTGTTTTTTTCAAGACAATATCCTAAAATACCTCGGTCACAACTGATTAAAGGATATTAGGGTTCTTCTCTCTCTCCTCCTTTGAGCGCAACAGTTGGGTGACGGCGAGGAAGAATGCGGTGACAAACACGGCATCTTCAAAGTCACGGACGATGGCAAAGGAGAGCAACAAAAGAGCCATAAACTTTGCAATTTTATTGTTTTGAATCTTGTCTAAAATTTTAGGTTTCTCTGTTATTCCTGGAGCTCCGAACACTGTTTGGAGGAGCATGATGATTCCGTAGATGGCGGGTGCGTTGACAATATTTTCAGTTTTAGTAAAGTAATCCAAGTTATTATGTAACAAAAGGCCATACATTGAGAGTACAGCCAGTAGGGATAGTAACAGACTGTTTTGAAAATACATATATAGTTACGTAACATTAAATTCTTAAGAGAGAATTATTCAGCGGGAAATGTGCGTATGGTACAATCTGTGCCCCACCTGAACACACAAAGTTGGAGTGTTGTTCGGCGTGGTCACACGCTTGGCGAGCGGCGCGCGATGCAGCGATGTTATCGGACACACACGGTTCGAGGACCGTGATGAGTTCCCCTGGTTTAATGACTTTCACGTCAATGTTGTAGAGACCCACGGCGTTGATGATGTGTTGATAGTCCATACACTCACTGACGAGAACCACACAGTGACCATTCATGGCGAATTCGTGTTGGACGTCAAAGACAAAGTTTTCTTCGCAGTCAGGGGTCATGAGAACATCCACCTCTGGTGAGGACATGGCGGCGTAGCGCAACAATTCCCCAGTTTTATCTGCAATTTCCAAAAACACCACGGCGTGGGCGCTTTGCGCGAGGACGTGTGCCTTTTTGATGTATTGCATGATTTCCTGAACCTCTGTTTGAAATCCAAATCCAGTGACACCGACAATGTTCGTAGGCAACTCCAAAGACATTAGGTTTTTCGCCTGCACCTGGACATCACTGTCACCGATACAGTAGAGCACGTCAAACTGCTCAACGTGCCTCTTCGCGTATTTGAGTTGCAAAGGTTCACGTGACGTGTGAAGAACAGTGCCTGGTTGACTGTGACTATCACATACCAAAAACTCCTCCATGAAACCATGGTTGAGCCCTTTCCACCCTTCGACGATACCCCACACCTTGTTGTGCCTGTGTTTCTCCCGAAGTGCAATCTGATTGATGCACGTGTTCACTCCGGGACAAATTTTACCAGGGGTTACGATACCGATGTTCATCAGGTTCTTTTGTTTAGAAAATGCGTCTTAGCTTTATGTACCTCCATAAAAGAATCACCATGAGAACAACTAGAGCTAATTTTACACCAAAAAATACATCAGAGGGATAATACAATGGATTGAATCGTCTATCAACGACTAAATTGTCAAAATATCGATTAAAATGTACATGTTCAATGTCTGTAATATTTGTATAGTCATATTTTGCATCTTTACGTTTTATAGATGAACACCTGTAAACACCAAAACCACTAAATGCTGAATCAACTGTAACGTATCGTTTAAATCCCAACGCGATGACTGGTACCTTGTACCACGGTTTAACTGCCGCGACGTCATATGGAATTACACCGGTGTTTTTAATGTAGGACATACCGAAAATACCATCGACATCTTTATTATTTTCCATAAACTCAAACATCTCGAGCAGTTGCTCTTCATCGTATGACACAAAGTCCATGTCTAACATGCATATGTAATCATAGTCAATGCCAGAAGACAATACAGCGTTAAGTCCCTGCTGGCGGATATATGCCAGACGACGAACACGTGCGACGCAATTCGTTTCTTCCACGCGACAGAGCTGCAATGAACTTTTTTTATCCAAATCAAGGGTGACGACTTTTTTAATTCCAGACCTTTTCAAAATATTTTTGGTATCATCAACACTATTGTTTTCAACGGCATAAATATCTTGATTGTATCTTTTAAGTAAATTCAAATTTTTTTCTAAATACTCTTCTCCATCTTTGACTATGAATACGAACGCAATTTTCATGTCTATACTATAGGTACCCCACATTTTTTTTCAAGCACAGCTCTTATCAGCCATGAGGGTATAGAATAATATACCCGCGATACCGAGGTAGACTGGGAGCCATTTATAATTCTTCGGTAGCAACACGAGAAGGACAATCATAGAAATGACAAACTGCCATTTGAAAAACTGCGCATAATCACGACACGCGCGAGTGATGCGTTCAAAACTAGGTGTTCCGGGATACGACACGAATGGAGCATCTGACTTTTTCTTCATGTTGAATGGTGAAATATTTTCAAAAATACGTTCATCTTCATCAATTTTAATGAAATTATATTTTTCACACATTTTATTAAAATTCACCTGGTCATCTTGACATTTTTCAGCCAATTCATCGTTGAGAATAGTTTTCAGTTCTTTTGCATATCCCATGTACATGCCAGCATTAGCCATGCCTTGACCACACATGGGGAACACCTGGCGGACGAGATATTTTGAAATGATATCTGGGTGACGAGAAAACAACACGCGACAGTCATATGACTTGAACATTTCTTCAACATCTTTGGGGTCTTTATTAATTTTAGAATCAAACCCATCGATGAACACTACGATGTCGTCATCATCCTTGTCTTTGAGATACTCAACAACACCCTTTGATTTATCCGAATACCCATTCCACTGTGTCCCCCACCCGAGCACGCGCACTGGAACGTCGTACTCATTGTGAATGAGTTCTTCAAAAAGGCCTTGAGACTTATTCGCGTACGTCACTATCTCGACCATTTGTCTTAATATACTCTGAGATTATTTCCACCATATTTTTATTAGACGTCTGAAGACGAGGGTTCCCTTGATATGATGTTGTCTCTACTCTTTTTACGACGCAAGTTGAACATTGTTGTCATCCAGTTTTTCATCGCTCTCTCATGTTTCTCAACGTCATCTGTACCTAAAATGCTCAACCCATTGCACACATCTGGTTTGTTCTCCTTGTCTGGAAAGTCTAGGTTGAATGCGAGAATGGCATTGGCGGGAATGTCTGGAGCGTCATCGAGTAACCTGTCGTACTCTTCTCTGCATTTATTCACAAACTCCACGACATCTCCTCGGTGTTGCACGTCCAGAGACAGTTCCATGTCTATATTTCTATAAAATTTCGAATACTGCACACACATCGCAGAGTGCGCTTCTGCGAGTTGCGAACTTTGTGAAAATTTCGAGATTGATGTGAGAATCCCACCGATGACGTTGAGAAATGCAAACATGTACTGGACAATCATGATTTTAGATTTCGTGTCGTTGGAGACATCTGCATTGCCACTCGGGTTCAGGACGGCAAACCCACCAACACCTGTGATGCTACTGATGACTATGGATGGGTATGACAAATAGTTATCTATACGTTTAAAGTGCAACCTACTGTGATTGTGGAGCCAGCGATAGCCCGCTGCTTTTTCAGCCCAGCGAATGAGAAGCTGCTCCTGTCGCGGACACCACTGTTGGTGGTCGGTGTCCATTATTTTACGCACACATTTTTCGCCTGTTCCCTAGCGAGGGTGTCCACTTTTTCATTCATGGGATGTCCATTGTGTGCTTTGACCCACCGCCATTGGACATTTTTCATTCTATAGAGAAGGGCATCAATTTTCACCCAGAGGTCTTTATTTTTCACATCTCCCCCACCCGCAGTTTTCCACCCATTGCGTTTCCACCCATGTATCCAGGTTGTCAGACCATTTTTCACATAGGTGCTATCGGTCCACACGACTATGTGAAACAACCCCATATCTAAACACTTGTGTAACGCACGTTCGACAGCCGTGAGTTCCATCCTATTGTTGGTCGTGTGTTCTTCAGCTCCCATGATTTGGAAATTATCACACGCCGCCGCCCATCCCCCAGGACCGGGATTACCTAAACAGCTACCATCCGTGTATACGTTCATGACTCTTGAATAAATATATTTTCTCATGTTTAATTAAATGAATGCGTATCCAAACGCAGCACCTAAATCCCCCAATAGGAGATGGCTGTACATCCTCATCGCCGTTTTGATTGGTGCTGCCCTTTTCTACTACTTTGTGTTACGTGGCCAAGGAGAGAAGGCGTGTAAAGACTACACAACAGAAGCCGACTGTAAATCACCGTGCTTTTGGAACAGCACGACAAAGTTGTGTTCGAACGTCGCACCGGTGACCCCGCCACCGCCACCGTCAGAACCCGAAGTGCCGGACAGCTTGACTGGTCATTACATTGGGAGTTCCTATGACGTGAGTACACGTGAATGGACGGACAAGAGTGGCAAGTCAAACCATATTAAAGATGTTCTCGGTAACGTCAACTTGTCCGATGATTTGACATATATTTATGGAAGCACTGATGTGAAATTTACACTCCCGGAGCAGGTGTTTGACAGAAGTTACACGTTGATTACTGTCGCGAAATACAATGGTGAAAACAAAAAACGCATCTTCACCAGTAGTGAAGGTGACTGGTACTCTGGACACAACGATGGAAAGTCGGGTGTGGCCAAGCACGACATTATGATTACCGATGACATCGACCGACACGGCGATGGATGGGTTGTCTCGGTGGACCAGAGAGACTTGTACAGGTCCAATGGTCGCACACTGAGTGGAGCATTTTTGGCACAAGGTTTCCCAGGTGACATTGGTGTGAACATTAAAAATGGTTTGGAATCGGACTTTGCCATTGCTGAAATCATGATTTTCAATGAAACCATTGATATTGATACCATTAAATATTATGAAACCAAGCTCATGTCCAAATATGGTGCGACACCCGCGCGTTTCGCGCTTGGCAAAGTGAAGAATGGCCCGCACCCAGATATTTTTGAAAGCGTCAACGTCGACTGTGGGTTGCAATCTGGTCTTAGAGGGTTTAAAGTATACACTGACGGAAGTAACGACACGTGGTGGTACGAATACTCGTGCATGTATGATTTAGACAAGGTGGGCCAGTTTTCCACGACAAATGATACCGCATTGAAAACAAAAACAGCGAATGTGACGGACACTTTTTTCGATGAAAATCTCGCGTGTGGTGATAAACCGTTGCGTGGTTTTGAAATGAAACAGTCGGCAGATAATGCATCTCTTTCCTATGACTGTTCAAATTCCAAAGTTGTCAACTCCACGTGTCGAACCGTGGATGCGACAGAACAGGATGTGAACGATTTTACCGCACATGAGCTCCTGTGCGACGAGGAAGAGGTCATGACCCAGTTCAGGCTCGTGAAACTCCCAGAAGACCCGAATAAAGCCAGGTACAGCTATACATGCTGCAAGCCAGAAGGGTTGTAAGAGATTTTATTGGATTTTTCTAAATTTTCTTTTGCTGGTAATAACTGTAAATTTGTATAATGAAAACACATTCTTTGCTGCTGTTCATCTGTCATATCGAATGAACAACATGGAATGATATGGTCGATGTGTGCATGTGTGTAATCTTTTCCACGAACTTTCGTGCCTTCTAAGTATTGCTTTAGGAATTCACCATCACACCCCAACAAGGCCTTTGTTTTAGCACTTTTTGTACCACGTCCATTAAAGGCGTGCCACATCCTCTTACGACACAACTGTAAATAGTATGCGGCACTTCTTTCTTCTTTGGCTCTTTTACGTCTTTCTGGTCGACATTTTGCATTTGACGTTGAACACTCTTTAAGTCTTTTATTCCTATATTCTTCGTCATTTTCATATCTTTCTCTACGTTTTTCGTTTATTTCATGTGCGTTTTCTCTTCTATGATTCCTTACTCGTTGTTTAATGGTTTCTTGATTTTCTTTATAATATGTTTTTGCCTTTTGGCTCAATTTTTCTTTGTTATCCTGGCCGTATTTCTTGAGATACTTATTTTTACACTCTCTACATTGATTCAAATGACCATCTTTCATCTGTCCGTGCCTGGGAAACTCAACGAGTTCCTTTTCTATCTGACAATGTTTACAAACCTTTGTTGTCATCTATGCCATGAACGCAAGACAAAAATTAGGATGATTGAACCATCTTAATTTTTGTGTTTTTTAAGTAAAAATAAATGTAGCCATAACTTTCTTAGTTGGAGAAAGCACGGTTAATCCCAAAGGTTTCCCAGTGGGCCAGATCGTACCTTAAGCAGTATCAGAGTGACTAACTCCTCATGTACCACCGACACCTTAGCGATCGTTGAAACGGAACCATATTCTTGTCATAGCGAACGTAGGTTCTCGCCTGCGGATTATCCAATCTCAAACCTTTTTACCATTGGGTTCGGCAATTAACCGAGTTCCCCCCAAAAGTTTCCAAATGAGGGTGGTAGTTTGAGCTCTAAGGAACTTCCCGCAACCAGGTTGTCTCGCCTGCACAAACAGACTAGCAGGACAAACGCTTTTAACGCCTGCTTTTTGGCCCTGTTCTTAACTCCATTACGAGCTAAAGCTAAGGCCGCCCATACCGGATTGCACGCGGAGGACGTTGTAGTTCGTCGCGAAGAGGTGCATGGTTTGGGACGAAGTCGCCGAGGACTTGACCTTGACGGAGACTTGCGCGTTGTCGATGCGGCTGAAGTTACAGGTGCCGCTGGGCTGGAATTCTTCCGGTCGGAGCGCGAAGGAGTACGAGTACACACCCGGCACCGGGGAGCCAGTGTGGTACGTGTACGGTTGCACTTGGTTGAAGTACTTACCAGATTGCGCCTTCATGCGATCTTGACCGTTAAGGATGAGCTTGAATTCTTCAAGCGGACCAACGGAGCGCGTACCAGAGACGGCGCCGTCTTCAGACATGCGCGAGGCAGAGTAGCCATCACCGACCGCAACGAGCGGCGCACCAGTCGCGTAGGTGACCGGCACGAAGACGTTGGAGACCGAGCCAGCAGCCAAGATGTCAGATTCGAGGACAACGGCATCTTCATCCAAGTTGGAGGTGAAGTTCCACAAGGACGCGTTGGAGACGGAGCCGTTGTTGAACGCAAAGACGAGCTCCTTGACCGGGTGGTTGAAGGAGAGGCGCACTTGCTTCGTGTTACCGGCTTCGACGGTGTCGGTGCCAGTGTGTTGCACTTGCTCAATGAGGTATTCGTGCGACTTTTGGGCGAATCGGCGGCGTTCGTCCGTGTCCAAGAAGTGGTAGTTGGCCCAGCACTTGAAGGTGGAGCCATCGGTGTAGTGGGAGAACTCGGACGACAAATCGACATCGACGCGGCACTCGTGGTATTGCAACGCGATCAACGGGAGGGAAAGGCCCGGGTGACGGTTGAACCAGAAGATGAGCGGGAGGTAGATGGCACCGTTTTGGGTGTTGGAGGTCATCTTCGCCCAGTCAGCCTTCTTGGCTTCGGTGTTGTACAAGTTGTCGTACAAACGCCACCACTTTTGGAAGTGGCGATCAATGCGCTGTCCACCAATGGAGACTTCAATGTCCTTGACGGCACGTTCCGCGGCGTAGATGGCGGAAGCACCCTTGGAGGAGGAGCTGAGGCCAGACTTCGCCTTCAATTCGAGGTACATGTCTTGGACAAGATCACCATTGCGAGCGATCGTGATCGAGACACGGCCGTTGTCAGCAGCAGTACCGTTGACGGTTTGCTCGATAACTTCGGACGCGAAATTGCTGTGACGCTTGTAGTTCGCGGCAAAAAAAGTGACCTTCGGGTTCGCAGTCAAGTAAATATCTTGGGAGCCATACGCGACGAGTTGCATAAGACCGCCAGCCATGTTGAGAGTGTTTTGTACTATACGCAGAGAAAATAATTTTCGCCTGGTGATGCGGTAAAAGGCGCACCATCTTTTCTCCTGCTACAGCATAATGGCCACCCAAGAAGAAACCCTACCGGTTGAAGAAGAGTACTCCACTGAAGAGGAGGAAGAGCTCGAAGAGGGGGAGCTCATCGAAGACGACTACGAGGACGACGACGCCCTGGATATGATGGGGGGTACCGACGAACTTTTGTCCGCGGTCCTCTCGACCCCAGAAGGGGACACGGTGTGCAGCGCGCTGGTGCACATTGGTAACCAACTGGAGATGCAAAACAAAATTTTGATTAAGATTTTGAGCAAACTCACTTAAAAATTCTCCGCATTATTTATTCAGACCACCATACGATGAACACAACCACTCATTATATAGAGAGAGACCCCGACATAAACGCTTCTGAGATGGAACAACTGAGAAATCAGGTCGTGACACTCACGAGCGAACAGATTCTCCGTATCCTTGGGCTGATGGAAGAAAAATGGTATCTGGGCGACAACACTGGGTGTGATACGATTCACAAGTGTGTCCGCCTGGGATACGACCAATTTTTCGATCCGTCCGAAAGAGAGGGGGGGTTTCCTAAAAGTTTTGATATTAAAACAATCGATGGTAAAAGAGACAGAGAGATTAAAGTATTGAAAAATATTGGCTCTCGGGTGAAAGCCTTAGAAATGGCAGACTATGTGCAAGATGAAAACATAAATTTAACCACTGGTGAGCGGGTGTGTCGTCTGATTAAACAGGTGTCTGAAGCTTTTAAAAATGTGAGGCTTCACATGAATACATTACAGAGAATTAACAATCCTCGACAAGCCCCTGATAAAATGAATGCCGACCCCGAATATTTCGATGCCACCCCTATGGATGAAACTCGCCTGGGAGAGATGACCCCATTTCAAAGAGCCATCGTCGCGTGTCTCGATGAAACGTATAAGAAACAGATGCGTCGGTATAAAGGGGAGTGCTACGTCCAACGTATCTCTGAAGGGTCCTATACGAGGTCGTGGAAAAAGGTCTGTACTATTCCTGAATTTGTCTATGAACTCGCAGAAAAAGAGGTGAACTTTGATGTGTGGAAAGACCTCACCTCACGTGGGAACACAGCCCGAGAAGTTATCAATCACCTTTCCAACTGTATCGATAGCCAGTTCCCTGAGATTACTAAGGACAGGCATGTCTGGAGTTTTAAAAATGGCGTCTTCATCGGGAAAGAGTGGCAACCAAAGGAAGGGCGGTACACGTGCCGTTTCTACCCCTATGAGTCCAAAGAGTTCAAGTGTTTGGACCCAACTCTTGTGTCGTGTAAATTCTTTGACCAGTTTTTTGACGATTACAGCTATGTAGATGACTGGTGGGACATTCCAACACCACACATGCAAAGTGTGTTGGATTACCAGAGATTTGATGAAGATGTCGCGCGCTGGGCGTACGTCATGGGTGGTCGCTTGTGTTTTGATGTGGGTGAGTTGGACGGTTGGCAGGTCATCCCCTTTTTCAAAGGTATTGCGCGTTCGGGGAAATCTACAATAATTACGAAGGTGTTTCGTAAATTTTACGAAAGTAATGATGTACGAACTCTTTCGAATAATATTGAAAAGAAGTTTGGTCTGTCATCCATCTATGATGCGTTCATGTTTATAGCCCCTGAGGTGAAAGGGGACCTGTCCCTCGAGCAGGCGGAATTCCAGTCCCTGGTTTCAGGCGAAGATGTTTCCATCGCCGTCAAACACCAGAACGCGGTGAGCACCCAGTGGACCACCCCAGGCTGTCTCGGTGGGAATGAGGTACCATCGTGGAAAGACAACTCTGGGTCGGTCCTAAGACGCATCCTCCCATGGAACTTTAAGAGGCAGGTGCAAGATGCAGACCCACATCTTGACCAAAAGTTGGAACTTGAACTCCCAGCCATCCTATTAAAGTGTATCAGAGCCTATCTCGATTATGCGAGCAAATTTTCAGACAAAGATATTTGGAATGTTGTGCCAGAATATTTCAAATCTGTACAAAAGGAAGTCGCGAAGATGACCTCAACAATTCATCACTTCCTGGAGGACAGCAGTGTGGAATTTGGCAAAGACTTGTACATTCCTCAAAGTGTCTTCTTGGCTGCGTTTAATCAGCACTGCCAAATGAACAATCTCGGAAAACCCAAGTTTAACGAGGACAGCTACGCAGGTGCGTTCTCACAACGAGACATCACAGTCACCACGGAGTCGCTCACCTATCGCAATCGCATGTACAACAATCAAAAGTTTATTCGTGGCTTGGACGTGTTACAGGAAGAAGCTGTTTTTGAATAAAATATCCTCATATTATATTAATGAGTCAAGGTCCCCCTCCACAACTCAAAGAATTTATTCGCAACGCGGGTGTTGTCGTCCAGCAGCAGACGCAGCAGCCGCAGCAGCCGCAGCAGCCGCAGCAGCCGCGGCAGCAAGAGGAGACGGTGAACAACAGCCTCATCAACTTTGTCGTCTCCGAGGCAGACCCAGAAAAACTGGAACTTTTATTTTTTCACGCAAAAGTAAACAATGTCGTTCGTCCCGAGAACATTGTGCAGTATGTGCAACAACTGCGTCTCTCCCCAGATAACCAAGATGGCGTCAAAGTCGTGGAAGTGTCCGCACACTATGGACAAATGCAAACGGGGTTGAAAAGGTCCATCAACTTTAACTATGCCCCTAAAGTGAACCCCGCCATTAAAAATAAAGCACCGGCGTGGACCTACGTCCAATTTAAACTCATCGTTGAAAACGATGTCACCGTCATCGTGAAAGTGTACAAAGACCTGATGCTTCTCCAAGGACAGTTTGTCAAGGGGAAAGAGGACACACCGTACAAGGTCGCCAATCACGTGCTCAGCCGATATCTCGCGGGTCAAACTATGGTTGATAAAACTTTGGAGTTTTCCTATGTTGAAGGGAAATTTGAAATCCCCAAACAATTCAACTCGGCGAAAATGAATGCCTACCTTCGCCAAAGACACGGATTTGTCACGAATGCAGTGAGTGTGACTCGAAGAAAAGTTGACCCTTTCGTGAATGAATACGATTTCTATGGGAATGCGAGGGGGGAAAATCTTCGTGGTAAAAAATCTAAAAATACCTTTTATGAATTCAAACGATTTGGTCAACCCGTCATCTATAGCATCTCTGGGAAAGGGGTCGTCAAAGTTCGTGGGAAAACAATCAGTGCGGTGAAAGGAAACTATGAAACCGCCAAACAAATCATCAGAAACTACATCACCCAACCCAACGCTCCGACAATGAATGCGGCACCACGAAAAACTGTCACGAAAAAGAAAAAGAAAAATGTAGTCAACTTTGACGCCAATGCGGCGGTGACAAATTTAGTGGTTGGTAAGAAGATGTGCAAAGATTACTCTGTCGCTGAAATAAAACGCATCGCGAAAGTCTTGGGTATTCAGCTCAAAGGGGAAAAGAAGGTGGAGATTTGTAAGAAGATTGATGATACCCTCAAAGGACGACGAAACGCCATGAAAGCAGAGGCACTCCCAGGAAATGTAAACCTTCGTGAACAAAACTTGTATAAAAAACGTGGCATCAAC